CGCATGATTATTGCAAAAGAAAAATAACAAAGAAATGTAAAAGAAAACGCGGCGGCCCCCGAAAAGACGAGGCGTGAAATGCATCATTTTGATACTTGGCGCCAAATGCACTCACGTCTCAGCGAAACCTTCGTCTTCGGCTTGATCGCCGTAGACGCTTTCGCCCGTGTCGTCCTCGTCTATCATTGAAAAACCGCGTCACCACCAACCGGAGCACCAGAAGTGGAGCCGCCAATCTCAACGATTAAAACAGCGCGCATCGCTACGACAGTGTCGCCAGCAGCGCCCTGGGCCGGTGCGACGAGAGCACCAGTCCAGCCCGAAAATACAACGGGATGTCCGAAACGAATGGGCTCGCGAGCGAGATCCCATTCAATACCGGGAGCGGTGACCGGATCAAAGGTCACAGAAAATTGAGAAGCAGTACGCGAATCGGACGTGAACACCCTTACTCCGGGATATCGGAGAACGTCAGGCCCGGAGGCCGGCGCGTTGGCATTCCCTGGGAGGACGCCGATCGAAATTCTTCGACCGCCGCCGGAATAAATCGTTCCCTCGAGGGTGACGGAGACAATGCGGACGACGCCAAAGTAGCGTCGGAGCGCAGTGACATCCTCATTATTTCGCAGACGGAGATGGCGGTAACGAGCATTGTTCTCAAGACGGTCAATAGCAGCAACAAGAGGAATGCGAATAGACACAGGTATATCAGAATCAACAGAGGGGTCAGCAAGGGGTGCGCGAGGAGGCGGGACAGAATCGGTAGCGTTAAGAGAAGGCATATTTGCATGAAAAGAGAAGAATCAATTAAAAGGTGCTAATATAAGCAGCGGTCCAGCCGAGCGCGGGAGACTACAAAACAATCAAGTCACGAGATAGCAGTGTGACTGCGAAACGTAAACGCCAGCGTCAGACACCAAAGGGAGTGTGTTCGAATGTAAAGAATGTGTGATGACACCATGATAACGCAGCATGGTGACGAGTTTATCTTGGGTTAGCCCAGAAAATTGACGATGGAAACCGCGGCCGCGGTGTGGAAATAGAACGCGAGCGACCCCAGAAGCGCAATCAGAACGAAAAGAGATGACCCGCAAAACAACATGCACTTCAGGACAATCGTGCAACATTTTGAAGTAGGACCAACGCTGCATCGATACGGCGATTCGAAGCAAAAGATCGATATCTTCGCTATCGTACGCAGTGTATCTGGCTGGCAAGGCATGGGTCAAATATTCGTAATCTTCAGCCGTGTAACGAATGTTTCGCGAAACAAAAGACTCGTAATATGTCCGTGTTGAAACGTCATCATGTCGCAGACGTGTCAAGTGTTTCAAGACGACGCGAATGGGATCGATGATCAAGCGATCGGGACGAGTGAAACGACCGGCATGGTACGGCGGCAGATTGTAATCGACCTTGAGGGTCACGCAAGCGATTGCATCGAGGGCTCGTAAAGCGTGGAATTCATGCAACGCGGGAGAGATCTCCGCATCATCGCCTTTTTGCAAAACGAAAGCCTTTTCAAAATCGTTGTACGTGCAAGCGAGCACCGCGAGCATCTGGAAAACATTTGCGAGCAATGTGAACGGGTCGCCGGAAGGTAAGTTAAAGCGCACCAAACCTCGGTACAGGTTGGGAACCATCGATTTCACAGTGTACTCAGAACGCATCGCGAAATACAATTCCGCCAATTCCGAAGACAGACCCAATTGTTCCAAAAGCAAAACGAAGGCCAACACGATCGGGGCAGTGTGTGAAGAATCCTGCCTCGATACATCGACCTGCATTTCATCTCCAGACGTGAAGGCAGCAAGATGACCGCGCTCGCGCAAAACATCCGAAAGTTCTGAGTCGGTGTACCCGTAATCAGGAACCACACCAGGACGGCAAGCTTGCTTGAAACGCTCGTACATAGACAGCACGACCGGCCCGTAACGAGCTAAGTATTCCGCTTCGTTCTTGACGATTTGCTGCCCGTAATTTTGTTCCGCGGCGTATCCAGGAGTCGGTTTGGCCTTGGTCTGACTCTTGAGGAAAGCAGTGAAAGAGACGGAAGCGCTGTCTTCCATAAACGCCCGATCAGAAATACGCCGCAAAACAGCCGTTGTGCGTCGACGCAACCATTCACCGTCGTATGTACGATTCAGATCAATCAAGACGGAATCTGCTAAGACGCACTTCTTAAAACGATCAAGTATAAGATGTGCTTCGGCCACACAATCAGATTGTGTGGCGTAATTCCGAGCGACATTGAAATTTCGCAAAAGGACATTACGAGCGTCCTCGAAACGAGAGGAAGACACTTGAATCTCCGCAATCTTGTCGGCATCATCGAAAGGGCCGCGGACATCAACCACACGCGATAGGGGTCCCAATTCACCCAGCATTTTCAAACCACGAGAACCACCAACGAAGTCGATGGCATGCTCATGATCTTTGAAAGAATCAAAGTTCGTATGCTTGTAAATGAAACCTTGGATTTCGTCGATTGAAGGGGCAGCGACGTCACGGAAAAAGACGCATTCACCGGAAGATTCGGCCGGAACCCGATTGACGGAGCGTGATATTTCAGCTGTTCCGTGATTGTAATCGAGATTCCAACCGGCTTCAAGCGTGACCGACGGAACTTCTTTCAACTCGGTGAGAACATCCAACGCATCCGGAAAAACGGTCCGCATCTTTAGAGCGGTGTCATAGAGTCCGCGGACGAGGGCAGGCTGTACCAAAGGATAACGCGCAAGAGGGTGAACGTACAAATGCGAACAAACGATGTGCATCACGCTGGAATGCCGAGACAAAGCGACGAACAAATGCGATCCATGAGTTGTTAACCAATTGATTAAGATTGGCCCTTCATGAATGTACAGGATCGTCTCGGGTGCACGCATACCTTGGACCTGCCCGATCGACAATTCAAATTCTTCGGTGTGCAGCAGATCCTTGCGACAAATGAATGCCACGGCACTCTCCGGCACGACGATCTGAGAATGATCGACGTGGGCGTAGAAGCGCAACGACGAGCGGACGGTATTCCGTGTGCGGTACAAGAGACGATAACGGTCATGTTCCGGTATGCACACGCGCAAAGATAAAGCCAGAGCATCCAAGGGCATGGTGTTCGAAATGGTGATCGTCAACCTTCGCCGTGTGAGGATGGGATCGTACGCATCAACGGTGCCGACGCCAGTTGACTGCAAATGATCACCAAGCAAGACCAAACGAGCGCCAAGGTTGGACGCGTAAGCACGCCACGCGTTGAGATGAGGTAAGGCAAAAGCATAAACCTCATCGAGAATAATCACATGGCACTTCGTCGGGATGCGATGGTACGTCTGCACGGAGGCATTGCGAAAACCACTGAGCTTGACACGCCATTGAGTGACCAGTTTGCGAGAAGGCACAGCAATGTGAAAACGCGTGCGCGGATGAGCTTCAATATAAGCGATCATCAATGAAGATTTGGCAGCGCCAGGAAGACCATCGAGCACGAGCGCAGGGGCAGCGAAATGTTCAGAACGCGACAAGCGATGTCGGTAAAAGGTTTCGATGTGCTCTCGCAACCCTTCCGTAGATCCATCCATGATTGCTTCGGGGACGAACCAATTCGCATCATCCTCAGATTCTGGTATTCTGATCTGACGATAAAGATCACCTGGACGTGCAGTATCGCGCGGTGGAGCAATTGAAAGCGACATGGCGACCAGCGGGGACAAGCCAACCGTCGGAGCGACGACATCGATTGCCACATTATTTCTCAGAGCAGAAAGGAAGGCCTGAGAATTGGCGAATCTCTCACGAAATGCTTCGTCGATCAGATTGTGCGAGCTGGAACTCCAAACGGGAGTCGCGAAATCAAGCGCTTCACCGTGGAAAAGTTCGTCAAGTTCAACATCATCAATTTGAGGAATGTTGTAATCGAGGCTGTAACCGAACTTGTGATCCAACGGCGGAACATCAATTTCCACGGATGAGGACGTTAAAGGAGGTCCTTCGGAATGCGTCCGCGAACACGGAGAAATGGTGCTCGGGGCCGAAAACGGTGCCGGAGGTTCGAATTCAACGCTACGTTCAGGCGGCGCGTGAACTATGACCGGGGGCGTTACGACAGCGGGAGGGGCGGGAGGAGCGATGGCAAGTACTTCTTCGACTTCAATGTAGGCCGATTCCAGTTCCCCGGAATGCATGGTTGAAGGCGGAGCAGGTGATGCACAAGGACGAAGGTGAAATTCCGGGCAATGTTGATAATCTTCCCAGAAATCCAAATGAGGAACGTCCTGCGCAGCGCAATCGTCGTATTCATCAGCGTCTGGATCATCACTCGTATACTCCGAAGAATTATCAGAGACGAGAGATGGCAAAGGTTCGAAGACGCCAGATTGATAAACCATCTCGCCGATCGAAAACGTATCGCCTGAAAAGTCCGAAGGCAAAAAGTAATCACCACTCGGAACGCCGCCGACGCAAGCATCCTTAAGAGTGATATCAACGGCTCGCGTGAGCAAAAGACCCGCGGGGAGCGGAAAATCAACTTCGGCGACGGCACTTTCACTCGACGCAGTCGTCTCAACCGCTGAAATATGACCCTGAACAACTGAAGAGATGGTGGTTATTCCTTCAGATGCCGGTTCAGCGGCGACAAGAAGCCCAGCCGTCGGATTCGTCCTGCGACAAAAGAAATCTGCGACGCGAAGGACATTTCGCTCAGCACAACCGACAATCGATGACAAAGTCGAGATTAAGCGCGGCGGTTCGTAAGAGCGCAAACCCGAAACGATGCGGTATTTTCCTGCGGCGGCGTATTCGAAATCACTTTCGGAAGGATCGTACGACTGTAAAGTCAGCCACGAGACGAAGCGTTCAAAACGAGTCGGATCCAAAGCTCTCCGTTTCTGGCTGATCTGCAAGGTGAACAAATCGCTCAGGAACTGTGGGAAAAACAACATCCCGCGTCGTCGGAACTCAGCTTTTATGTCACCGATCATCCTGCCGTGGGTGAAGTCGAACTCCATACGTTGACGAAATACGCAAACCAATGCGTGATTGACCGTGGCGTAAAATTCGGTAATGGATAGGTCCAATCGATTTTCCACAATTGTTTTGCCGATTTTCACCTCCGCGAGCTGGCCTCGAAGCTTATTGGCAGCAGGACGGAACTGCAAATCTTTTTCGTCGACAGTCGCGAGGAAGGAGACCAACGCACGGAAACGCCGCGTGGGAATGCTGTAATAGCGCGGCTCATTAACCAAATTGGGTGATCGATGAACCCACCAAGGCCTAACGAGAGGTAAAGTCGTGAACGAATTTTCCTCAACCGAAAACATTGATGGGATGATTTCTTGACGGCCAGTTATGACGCGCAGTTCGAGCCAATACGTTGTGCCGAAGGATCGAACTTCTTCGAGCTGAAGGTGATAACCCTTGATGGCCGGGAGGGGAGAACACCACGATAGAAGGGCGTCGGCGTTATTGGAGTAGCCGGCGGACGCAGATGAGGTGAAAAACATGTAAATGTTTTCATCGCGTCTTTCATATCGGAAGCCGTTCAGTGTGTCTTCGTACACATCCACCCGTTTATCAAGGAAAGGCACCGGCAGATTGATCAAGACCCAAGCGCGGTTGACATTGAGGCGAATCATGCTTTGTGCGAACTCGCCTACTGGAATGTCGCCGGCAGAAAAAGGGGCGAAAGACAACGTTGCATCGGAACGGTGACGACATTCTTGAAGACAATGATCGTCGCTGATCGCGCGGAAAAAGGTTGTATCATTAGCGGCGTAAGTGAAATTGTGCCGCAAACGATCACGCCCGGTCAGCTCCGGCCCGCAGTTGTGCGCGATGCGAGGCATTCGAGCAGCCTGGTGCGGTGACAAACCAACACCATGCACATGAGTAAAGCCGGGCAAAGCTTGCATTCGGTTGACGGCCGAGGAGAAGAAAGCTTGCCGCACCGCCTGGGCGACGCCGTGAGGATGATCATGGGTCGACCGAACAACTCTGAATTCGCTGAACGATTCGGCCAAACGTTCCAGAGAAGGAGCGGGAGCGCTGGAAGGCACGAGAAGTTGAGGCATGGCCAAACGACGTTGGTAGAGATTGCGGTACTCCGCCGTTATATCCTGCGTAATTGCCTGCACGACTGGACCATTGCCGTGGTACTCCGATGATCGTTGGAAGATGCGATCCAAAAACGGATCAACGTGGCCAGGTGCAGGAGCGCCGGGTTGCGCCACATCATGCAGCGCCACACGCATCTCGCAAGCGGTCAGATCGATCTCGGGGAAAACCGGAACGTACGACTTAACGCGATCGTAAATCCGAGCCGGTGAATGTGGTTGATCGAAATTACGCGTGAAGAAAGCGTAAAGGCGGAAAGCTGGGCAGATCAACGGGACGGCAATGTCGACACCAGTAGCCAGACCATTTATGACGTCAGCCACGGTTGAACCCGCAGCGGACAACAGATCGAATGCGTATTGTAAATCGATCGGTAGAGGGAACGGTGGCAACTGAGGGATCGGAATCCAATCAGGAATGACGCTTCCAGGATCCATTGGCAACGGGGGCAACGAATTAGCGTGCATTGGCAGATGCCCCTCGAAGTTCTCACGCAATTGATCGAGACCAGACAAAGCCGCACTGACAGCACATCGAACGAAGCGGCTGCGAGGATTTCCGGCCCGAAAACAGCCTTGAAAGCATCACTGCGAGCATTGGGATCATCTTCGCCGGCGCCGATAAGACGGTCGGCGAAAGGGAGAAGAAGTTCGATCGTCTCAGGACGCGTGAACCAGTTCTCAGCGATCATGCGTTCATGCCATTCAATCGTCCAGGAGGGTCGCGCCAAAAGACGGGTGGCGATCAGATGCATATCACCATCAGCTTGCTCAGCTAATTGAAAATACACAACTTTCCGTTCAGAATCGATGGACTCGATTGCCTGAATGAACTGACGAACCGTCACTGCGTATGTCTCTGGTCGAGAGATGTTGACGCCAGGAATCTTCACACCGCACGCTACTAAAGCCATCCAACATTTTCCAGAACCCTTGATCATGACAAGTCGTTTCTTTTTGTGAACGACTCTGGTCACGGGTGGATGTGCGATAATAGGATGTTGGAACTCCGGTGGGGTGGGGGACGGCGCTGGAGACGAGAAGATCAACAAACCGATCAAGAAGAAATTCGCGACGAGACGAGGCAAGAAGCCATTACGAGAAGCATCCGAAAGAAAGGCGAAATTGCGCAAGAAACGCGC